TGGTTATTATTATAATGCTGATGATGACTATTCACCAGATATGGATGATTGGGATTGGAAAGATCAAGAAAAATATTTAACATATCGTGAAAAAAATGATAATAGTGCAAATGGACTTCCACATAAACATTGGTGGGTTGAAATAAATAAATATATTATAGATTTAACAGAAGATCAGTTCCATCCCGGTGAAGAGGAGGAATATAGAATTGGAATATATAAAAAACCAGATATTAATTATAGTTATAAATGGAAACGACATAACTAATTTTGTAAATTAATATATAGATACATATGATAAAAAATTACTTAACATACATTAAAGAAAATCAGAATGCACCAGTTGATGGCCGTTTCGGTTTTTATATGTTTTTACATTCATTAGATGAACTGAAATTTACATTCATCAAAACTGGTGATTATTTAAATGTTGGGAATTTCGAATATTTCTTCAGAACAGAAATAATTAAAAACCAAATAGATGTATTGGATAATTTTGAATTTAAAGAATCCAACGGAAATACTTTTAGAACATATGAAAAAATAAAAGATGAAAGATTATCATTTTATTTTGGTATCAGGAATGGTATTTTAGAATTTGGTTTTTATAATGATATGACTGATATTATTTATAAAACTGGTCAATTTGAAATAAAAGACAGAGAATTAAGAACTATAAAGTCATATAAATGTTTAGTATTAATAAATGGGGTTTTAAATACAACTAATACAAGAACTTTGAAAATATTACATGATGTTAAAAAAGATTTGAAAAATTTATTCCCTGATATTCCAAATAAAGGTATTACAATATTAACAATCCAAAGACTTAGAAAAATGATACCAAAAGATCAAATAAAAGAAAAAGATTTGGAAAAATATTTTTCTGATTGGTGTAGTAAATTTTCTTGGGTTAAAAAAGTGGAATCTTATATAGATGATTCGGAAGATATTATTTCTTTCTATGTTAAAATAAAGCCGAAGAAGAATGAACCATCTATTACTCTATAATAATTTTATAAATGAAAAATTAGGAAGAAAGATATACCCACTATACCATGGTTCGGGAACATTATTTGATAATTTTTCACCCAAGACTCTTGGCGAAGATCAACATATATTAAGTTACTTAGGTTATCATTTCACACCTGATTATGAATTAGCTGATAGGTTGTTCACAAAACCACCAAATTATGTTGTTTATACAATTGAATTAAAAATAAATAAAACATTAAAAATAATTGAAGGTGACTTAGTTAGAGATATGTTAATTTGGGGCAGTAATAATAATTTTTTTGATTCAAGTAAAGTGGATGTAACAAGATTAACAAAAATGAAATATTATTCATCTGGTGATGATGGAACAATTAGTACATGTTTATGGGTCGATAAAAATAGAATAATTAATAAAAAGAAGTTGGCATTGGGTTATAAAAAACATTTAATTAAAGAAGGATATGATTCAATTCAATATTTAAATGAAATTGAGTGGGCTTCTGATAAAAGATATGATTGGATTGTTTTTAATAGTAAACAGATAAAAATAATTAATATATACAAAAAAGACTCGATAAAATTAAATGATGAAGAATATATTAACATATAGTGAATTTATTAAGGAAGATTATCGTGATGTTGGTTATGGTAGTGGTAGTGGTGGTATTCATCAAGATGATAGAATGCCTACAAAAATTGCAAGTGGGAAATATGGTGGTAGTAATATTTTATCAATTACACCAGTTGGTAGTGATTATTCGAAACCCGATAAAGAAGTTCTTGGAACAGAAGAAATTAAAGTGGAAGACCCTTATTTTGCACAAAAAAAAGAAAAGAAAGAAAAAAATCCAGATAAAAAGAAAATAAATAAAATTAGAAAAAAATTATCAAAGAAATTTAAAGACATTGACATCAAAGCAAGTAATTTATCAATTAAAAAATAGGTAAAAATTAGAATGAGTAAAGAAAAGAAAAATTTAACCACGAAATTTTCCGATTTCAAAGATAAAAAGGTGAAAAAATTTAAAAAAGATAAGGAATTTGAACCTTTGTCAGATGATATTATTGCTCTTCAAGAATTGGATGATGGTAGTGTTGAAAAAATTAAAGGACCTATTGAAATTATTAATATAACTGGTGTTATAACTGATGATAAGAAAATTAAAAAAATGGAAGAAGCCATTAGTGGTGGTCCTGTTTTTTCAACAGATTTTCAAACAAAAGAAGTCAAAAGAGGTGATATTATATGGGTAACAGCCTTTATTAAGAAACCCGGTACAATAGCTTGGAGTGCTCAACAATCACAAGCGGTGTTAAAGTGTCGTATAGTGGATATATACTACGGTTTAAACAAATTAAAATATATAAATCAATAAATTTTTTTATGTGGGATAAATATAGTAATTTTGTATTATCAAAATCAAATCAGATGGAAAAAATCGTAAATGATTATCAAACTTTTTTGGAAACCTCAACAACAGAAGAAACTCCAGAAACCCCAGAAAATCAAATAGAAACCGAAAAAGATCCAAAAGATATCAAATTATTCTATACTTTAGAAACTAATAGAATTGAAGTGCCCGTTGGTACAGATGTTATATCTAAAACTGGTAATAAAAAATCCACATTTGATAAAATTATCAAAAAAATTACTAGAATTTCAAAATTTATCAAAATTCCAGTTCCTGTTTTAAAACCTATCGAAACTAAAAAGTATTACAGTCTTGTACATTTTGGCCAAAATGGTTTTTCTTATTATCATGGTAAATTTTCTAATGATAAAAATTTTACTGATAATTTTTCAGAAGTTGAGAAAATTAAAAACAGTCTAAATGTAAGTGATAAATGGCAATTAACATCAAAAGATGTTGAAGTATACGATCTTACTATGGCTACCGTAATTAAACCTGAAGATGAATGGATTATCCTTGGTACTATTGATTATAAAGATAATTTATTGAAAGCTGCACCCGGTCAACAGGTTCCAATTGAATTAGTTGGTGATATGAGTGGAAATTCAGATTGTGATCATTGTCATAAAAGAATTTATCGTAATAAAATAGTTTTTATCAAGAAAATTAAAGATGGTTCAATTATAAAAGTTGGTGGTACTTGTATAAAAAACTATTTGGGTTATGATTATGAAAAAGTATTAACATATTTAACAGATATTTCATTTTTAGGTGAATCTTGGGGTGATAATGGTGGTGGTGATGATTGGGAATTTGGTGGTGAGGGTGGATATGGTAGTTTTGTTGAAACTTATATTTCCGTTAATGAAATAGTTAAATACTATATTTGGTGGTATAACAATAGAGGTTATATTTCAAGAGCATCGGCGGAAAAAATAAATTCTAAAAAAAGAGAAGAATGGTTAAAAAATAACCCATCATCCGATCCTGAAGATTATTATTATTCCGATAAAAGTGGATCTAAACAATCAACTGGTGATTCTGTTAGAGATGATGTTGATTATGCATATTCACCACCTGAAAATAGTGGAAAATATGAACAAGAGAATATGGAACAATGGCAAGAATTTGTGAGTGAATACGATTCAAGATTAAAAACTATTTCTGATGACAATCCATATATTCAGAAATTTTACGACTTTATTGAAGAGAATAGAGGAGATAATAACTTTTTGTTTAATGTGAGTAATATGATAAAAGGAAACACTGTAAAAAAACATCTAATAAATTATATTACAGGTGGCTGTTCTTTCTATTTTGGTAGATTATACGCTGAAGAAATGAAAAGAAAAGCAGAAGAGGAAAAATTAAATGCTGAGAAAAAAGTAGAAGTTAAACCATCTGAATGGGTTGGTGTTGTTGGTGAAAAAACAAAAATTGAAAATCTTGAAATTGTTCATATTGGTGGGTTTGAAACTCAATGGGGTTGGTCAAATGTTTATAAATTGAAAGATCAAGAAGGAAATGTTTATACTAAATTTGGAACTATTTCACCAAAATACATTGTGAAAAAAAGAGAAATATCTACAGAAAACGTAGAAGGTGAAGATGATGTTGTTTTTGCTGAAACACCAAGTAATGATATTGAAGTGGGGGATTTTATTTCTGTAACCGCTGAAATAAAGAAACATGATGAATATCAAGGTAAAAAACAAACTGTTTTGGGGAGATTGTCGAAATTATAATTTTCCAATTAATTTCAATTTATCAGTATTGAATATAAATCTATCTGTTCCATATTGAATTCCATCATACCCTTTTTTTCTAAGAAAATCAATCCAACCATCTGGGGGGAATATCCATAAATCATCTGGTTCATTAATATATTGTACATCTGGATCATTACTATTATCTAACCAATTTTCAGCTAATTCTTCAGATTCACGTAAATTTGCATTTATTAAATTAACATCTGATAATTCATATTTCCAAATATTTCCGTGATATTGTTTAGCTATATTTATATCAGGTGAACAAAAAACACCACTCCAATTACCTTTTCCAAATTCTGGGGATGGGGCACCTCTATAAACAATATTGTTGTTTAAATTTTCTTTTAAATATTCTTTATATTTTAATAGTTTCATTAATCCTCTTCTATATTTCCAGTAGAAAATAAATCATCTATATCATTAACATGTTTGGTTATATCAACATCATCTTCTTTTAATCTTCTTCTTTCTTCCTCTTCATATTCGTCTATAAATTCATCGTCATCATCTTCGATTTTGATTTTCTTATAATCTTCAGGGTTTATATTTTCCCATCTTATTGAATAGGTTAATTGATTTGGTGGGTTTCCATCAAGGTAGGTTAGAAATACATTAACTTTTCTTTTCTTCATTGATCCAGAACCAAGACCAAGTTGTAATTCTTCTTCATCTTCTTTCGTGTATTCTGGGGCTTGTCTAAATCCGAATTCTGTATCAAAATCCAGTGGTGATACTTTAAAAGTCACGGTATCATCCTTAAAAACAACATCTCTAACTTTATCAAATTCGTTGTTTAATATTTCTTTTGTTGTTGCCTGAACTTCATCTTCAGTATTATAATTTTTTGATTCCAAAAATGAATTGTACGATTTAATAAATTTTTCCATATAAATCAATGTTATTTTTACATTGTTTATATATTAAAATTAAAAATCCGATTTTTAACGAACAGTATGATGCAAGAAACAATCAAATGTATTGTTATCGTGATACCACAAAGAGAAAACAGCATTGTATGTTTTGTTCATATTGAAATCACTTAATTCCAATCCCGAAATTTCTCTAACATCAATTGTTTCCTTAAAAAAATCATTTTCAAGAAAACTAATCTCTTTTTTTGTTAAACCTCGTTTGAATAAATAAGTGAAAGTAATATGAACACCGTTTCTAGTGTCTGTTAATTTAAATTTGGATTTAAAATCAAAAGCGTATAATAAATCAGGTTCTTTTTCTTCTAAAATATCTTCTAAAATGTTCATAAGTGTGTGTCTCCAGATATTATAGTGAATAAATCCAAATAAGTTTATGATTTTATTAAAAAGTTACCTTTCCATCTATCATCTGAACAAATTTCATTTAACTGTTCTTGGGTTAAATTGTTTTCATCCCACCCTTTTTTCTTCGCGTATTCACGTTTGAAAATTTCACGAAGTTCATCTAGTTCTTGTTCCGATAAAGCTGAATCTTTAATTAATTGATATTCTTGTTCCATTATTATAAGTTGTTTTTTTCTTTGAATTGATTTGAAAAGAAATTTAATAATTCCTCTCCACTTAAATATTTTTTATTCACCATTACACCTGTTCTACTACATAATAAAGAAGCTCCAAGAGTCGATATAATTACAATATTAGCATCTTTTTCAATTTCAGTATTTTTACTATTTTTTAATTTACAAACTGCAATTATTTCCTCATTAACTGGCATGCCTAAAAGTTTTTCATTGATCACATCATCATCATAATCTATCATTTCATCTCTTAGATTTCTGATATCTTTTATCATGTTATTCAAATATAGAATAAACTTCTCTTGTCTGATGATACATTCATCTTTTGTCATTTTCAATCTTTATTTTATTGTATATATTAAATTCTATTCTACATGATATCTCGAATACAGATACATTACTGGTTTTGGTGTTTCTATTGTTCCATCATTTCTTAAAGAAATCATATTAACCATACTATCAATATAAAGATTATCATGTGTTTCAAGTTCCTTATTAATTGAATCAGTAAGATAATTAATTAATATCCCTTCAACTTTTTGAATCCAACTATTTCCAGTCCTTGATTTGTATTCTATAATCCAATCATTGTCAAGTAAAAAACTAAAACTTTTTGTTGGAAGATTAGCTTTAAGTTGAACATTTTTTCCTTCAAGTTTAATCATAGATAATGCTTTTAATGATACTGGTAATAAATTTTGGCCTATATCAGCATAATCAAAAAATTCCCCTTTATTCTCCCAACCATCAGGCATTATTAATTTTGATTGTTCATTCTCATCAATAAAATGTATACAACCTTCACCTCCCCATGGTACAATTGGTTTTTCAAAACTAATTGTGGTTAATATTAAATTATCTAATTGTTGATGATGTTCAGCATATTCAGCCATAAATTTTCTAACTTTTTCATCTGTTACTTTTAAAGCATCCATGACAACACCCCATTTTATATAAATATCCATATAAACTATTTTCCTTTTTTGTTATATATTAGTAAATAAAGGGTCAGTTTAAAATGAACGATGATTTTCAGATAAATACAGATAAAAAAGAACCAATAGTGTTAGATTTGGACTATATTACGAATGTAGTTCAACAGATTCTCGATAAAGCTCATACAAATCCACAAAAAAAGCTGATCAAATTGAGACCCCATGAATCAGCTCCCAAAGAATTAAATTTTGCGTGCCCTATTTGTGGTGATTCTCATAATCGTATGGGAATGAAACGTGGACATTTGTTTCTTCGTAATATGTTTTATGTTTGTTACAATGAAAGATCAACATGTTCCAGAACATTTACTAAATTATGTGATTCTTTTGGTATCCAACTGGATATGGAAAAGAAAATGCAAATATATGATTATATCAATACAAATATGTCATATCAACATAGAGATGATTTTTCAATTGATATATTAGATAAAGTATTAGATGCTAAAGAATACATTGATTTTTTAAATACGAAAAAAGGAAGCTTTTTAACAAACATAATTACAATTCGAAAAGGTACAATGGGTTATGATTACCTCACAAGAAGAAAAATTAAAAATTTCAGTAATATTTTACAAGGGGTATATCACATTACCGATAAATGGAAAGAACCAGTTATTATTATTCTTAATAGGTCAAATAACAAATTATTAGGATTTCAAATTAGAAATTTAAAAGATGATCCTTTTAAAAGAATTTATAATGAAAAAGAGTTTGAATTTCTTTATAATTATATGCACCCAGATAATAGATTAGATGAATTAGAAGCTGTATCATATAATAAATTATCATTCATATATAATATTCTAAATATTGATTTCAATCAACCTGTTAACGCGTTTGAAGGTTATTTAGATAGTATATTTTTCCCAAATTCAATATCTCTTTTGGGATTGGATACAGATGTATCTATTATAGAGAACGAAAATATAGATATGAGATTTGTTTTTGATAATGACGAACCGGGTATTAGAAAATCTAAAAAAATGTTAGAAAGTGGAAGATGTGTATTTTTATGGAGAAAACTATTTGATGATATAGATAAAGGTGATTATAAATACCGACAAATCCTTGATAATACAAAAGATATGAATAAACTTGTTCAATTATTAGACAATCCGAATATTTATTTCGATTTAAATTTGGAAAAATATTTTTCTAGGGATAAATTTGATATGATATATCTTAAAGATAAACCAAAAAATAAAAACTTTAACACATCCAGATAATATAAAGATTATAAAATAATCATGTTCAATGGCTAAAAGTGATACTATTAAATTTGAAATTAATCAATCCAATTTAAGAATCTTATTGGATAAAATAAAATATTTGGTTAGAATAGATAGGAGATTAGTTATCAAATTCGAAAAAGATAATTTAATTGTTTTTTCTTTTGTAGGGGAAAATTTTAAAAATATTTATGCTTTTAAAAATTATGTTTTTAAAATTGAAGAAGTTATAGATGTAATTTCTGAAATTGAAAATCCTATCGTTTTTATTGCGAAAGATGGCAAAAAATTGTGGAATTATATTAATAATTTTTCTGATTATGATAGAGTTTTTTGTGAAATAATGTTTGATGATGAATTTTTCGCTAATTATTTGAAAATAAAAAGTGAACAATTAGAAGTTAGAATCATTAGTGGTGAATCTATTTTGGTTGGACATGAAATAAATTTGGATGATATAAACAAATTGATGAATAGTGATGAAGCTTTGTTTAATTTCAGATTAGAAAGTCATGAATATGATAAAATTAAAAAAATGACAACTATTGATGTTAAAGAAAATGACATCATTCAAATTATTATTGAATCTAATGTTTTGTACATTGGTGAAAACAAATGGAAATTAAAAATTTGTGAAATAGAACATGAAGATGAAACATTTACATTTCCCAAAAGATATTTTAACACAATAACAACATCAAGTTTTATTGATGTTTATGTTTTTGATACATTCATCTTAACCAAATTTGATGATTATAATCTATTAATAGTGTTAGAAACCAGCATTTAAATTTTTTTGTATAAAGAAATATTTGTAATTTTGTATTTCAAATTAACAAGATGACAAAATACAATCTTTTTCTTGATGATGAAAGGTTCCCAGATCAAAGTTTTGGTGACGATTTCATGAGTGCTTACGATTTAACAGGAAATAAGAAATATTTTTTGTTAGATTGGGTTATTGTGCGTAATTTTGGTGACTTTGTTAAAACAATAGAAGAAAATGGTTTACCAGAAGTTATTTCTTTTGATCATGACTTAAAAGGTGATCATTATTATCATTATCGAATGTTTACACTACTTACCGGATGGATAGACTATACCGTTGTAGAAGGTACAGGATTTCAAGCCGCTAAATGGTTGACAAATTATCTAATGAATAATAATTTGGAATGTCCAGAAATTCTTATTCATACTCAAAATACAGTTGGTGCGAAAAACATTAAAAAAGAATTTGAAAACTTTGAAAAATGGAAAAAATCGTAAAACAAGCAGAAAACCTGATCAAAAAACTGAGTACCAAATATCCTCAATTAGAAGGGTGGAAAGTAGTTGTAACAAAACACAAAGGAGCTTTCGGGAATTGTAATTATCGTAAAAAAGAAATTGGATTATCTGGTAACAAACTTCCAATCTGTACCGATGAATCGGTATTTAATACAATTACACATGAAATTGCTCATGCAATTGTTGGTCCGAGACATAATCATGATTATGTTTGGATGAATAAACATATAGAATTAGGTGGTAGTGGAGAAAGATGTGGTGATCATAACTCTTTTAAAGATGGCAAAAAGGGTAAAGAAGAATTACAAAGTAAAATTTATCCATATGTTGCTATATGTTCCGATTGTGGTGAAAAATATTATCGTGCGAGATTACCAAAAAGAGGTCGACAAACATCGTGTGGACATTGTTCAAGAGTATTCGATCCGAATAAAATATTGATGTGGAAAAGAAACATTTAATTTTTTTTAATCAAAAATTTCATTATATTTGTAGGAAACCATAAAATTATGAATTATGAATTATAAATTAAAAATCGTTGGAGTTGGAGTTGGAGTTATTATAATATTTTTACTTTGTGTTCTTATATTTACACAGATTTCACAACAAAAAACTTATACAAAAACTCTTAAAACAACTTTTGAATATGCTTATTCAGAGGGACAAAAAGATATAATAACAAATAAAAACATTGCTATTAAATATGATTCAGAAAATTTTGTTTGGTATTGGATTGGTAGTCCTTGGGATAGTGGGAAAAAACCAATATATAATTTAAATGATGATATCATAAATCAATTATCATCATTATCTTTTTTCCAAAAAGAAAGGCAACTTATATTAGCGTTTGAATATTCTTATTCGGAGGGACAAAAAGATATGTTAACTGGGGAAAATATTACTATTGAATATGATTCCAATAATAAAGTTTGGTGTTGGATCGGTAGTCCTTGGGATAATGGTGAAAAACCAATTTACAATTTAAATGAAAATATTGAAAATCAAATTAAATAATTAAAATTATGAGAACAAAAACTACTTTTTATTTATGTCTTATCCTATCCATAGTATGTTTTGGAATTGGATTTTCGAGTGGTTATTGGTTTTTCCTTCATTGGATCGAACTTGGTGCCGCTATAATGAAAATTGCTTTTTGGGTTATAGGTATAGGTTTGGCATTTCTTTTTATTTACTTACTTACTCGTAAAAAAGAAAAATAATGGAAACTAAAATTAATAATGACATTAAAACCGCTATGTTAGAAAAAGCGGAAGAAAGACTTAATGCATTACGTCTTATAAAAGCGGCTCTTCAAGTAGAAAAAGCTAAAGATGGTGTTGATACTTTGAGTGATGACAAAGTTATCAAAATTATTAAAAAAATGGTTAATCAATCAACTGAATCAGCATCAATTTATTCTAAAAATGGGAGAATTGATTTGATGGATGATGAATTGTTCTTAATAACGGTATTTAAACTTTATTTGCCAGAACTTCCGGAACAAATGACAGAAGAAGAAATCACACAAAGGTCGAAAGAAATTATATCCGAACTTGGTGCTACATCACTTAAAGATATGGGTAAAGTGATGTCTGTCGCAACAGAAGAATTTGGTGATAGAGCAGAAAGAAAAATCGTTGGACCAATACTTAAAAATCTTTTGTTAAATATTTAAAACTATGCCAACTTTTAAATATTGTGAACAATGTAAAATTTATACTCTTCACTTTGGAAAAGTATGTGGGGATTGTGGTTGGGTAAATTTTTACAAAATAATACTACTAATAATCTTAACTATAGTAATATGAAAATCTGGAAATATAAACTGAATAAAAATTCAGATGATTTTAACGGGAATGGTTTTCTTATTCAAAAAGAAAATGTATTTGTCTATCATAAAGACGGGACAAAAACCAAAACAAATAAAGTAAGATATACTATTTGGCATGATCCATATGAAGGTGGTCAAGCTTATGATTCCGATTGGTCTTATGTGACAAATGATGATTATAATAATGTTCCAATGAATAACGAATGGTTATCACATGATGATGCACATAAATGGATCGTTGACACTTATGGTGATATTACAGAAATTGAAGATGATTAAAAAGACAGCTGCCAGAATGATAAGTGTTGCTGTTGCTTTTATTGTCTTTGGGATAATTGATAATGGTATCATGGTAACAGTGGGTAGTACAATTGATGTTACATTGGGTCAAATGTTGTCCATAAGTACTATGACATCCGCGGGTTTGGGTAATACTTTTTCAGATGCGGTTGGAATAATTCTTGGTAGATATACCGAAAAAACAATTCATAGAATTATCCCACATGACGATACTTTTATTTTATCAAGAACAAGAATAATTGTTGCTGAAACAACTGGTATTATACTTGGTTGTTTAATTGGAATGACACCATTAATCTTTTTATAAATTTGGTTATACTCCAATTTATGATATTTTATTTTTTATATATAGATATATAAAAAATAAAATTAAACAAATGAGAAAAGGTAATGGATATTGGACAAAAGAAAAATGTAAATTAGAAGCTTTAAAATATGATAGCAGGAAACAATTCTGTGATAATAGTGCTGGTGCTTATAGATCAAGTATAAAAAATAAGTGGATAGATGAAATTTGTTCACATATGATTAAAAAAGGAAATCATTATAAAAGATGTATATATTCATATGAATTTTCAGACAATTTTGTTTATGTTGGATTGACATATAATTTAAATGAAAGACAAAAAAGTAGGAAAAAAAATATTAAAGATAAAGTAATTTTACATATTAAAGAAACAAATTTACAACCAATTATAAAACAATTAACAGATTATATAAGTGTTGATGAAGCTATAAAATTAGAATATTTTTATGTTGAAAAATATAAGAATGAAGGATGGAATATTTTAAATAAATCAAAAACCGGTGGAATAGGTGGAAATAATTTCAAATGGACAAAAGAAAAATGTTTAAAAGAATCATTAAAATATAAAAATAGAAATGAATTTTCTTTAAAAAGTCCAGGATCATATAGATCAAGTTTGAGATGTAATTGGTTAGATGAAATTTGTTCACATATGACAAAACAAAATATATGGAATAAAGAAAATTGTAAAAAAGAAGCATTAAAATACTCATCAAGATTTGAGTTTTCTAAAAATTCAAAAAGTTCATATTCATCATCTCTAAATAATGATTGGTTAGATGAAATATGTGAACATATGGGTAAAAAAAAGATGAAAAGAAATTATTGGAATTATGAAACTTGTATGACTGAATCATTAAAATATAAAACAAAAACAGAATTTAGTATTAAATCGTCTCATTCTTATAAAATTTCAAGAAAAAATAAATGGTTAAATGATTTTTTTAAAAAAAATTAAATGGACACAAAGGATTTACAAGAAAAAATTAAGATAACATTTGAAAAAAATTTTGGTTATACACCATTTAAAGAGCGAATTATTGATGTTCAAAATGAATTTTTTGAACTTATAAGATGGAATGATATTCAAAATATTAAAGAAGAAACAGGAGATTTGTTATCATCTTTAATTATGTTATGTTCCGAATCTGGGTGGAATTATGAAGATTTGATTCAAGATACGTTAAATAAAATTAATAGAAGAAAAGAACAATATAAAACTCTTGGAAGAAAAATAAAAGTTGCATTATATGGTGGTGCTTTTGATCCAATTCACATTGGTCATATTCAAACAGCACAATTTGTTCTAAATACCAGTAATGAATTCGATGAAGTGTGGATTTTACCTTGTTTTCACCATATGTATAACAAAGATATGGTTTCTGCAAAACAAAGATTAGAAATGTGTGAAATAGCTATACAAATTGATAAACGAATTAAAGTTTTTGATTATGAAATCCGTAATAAATTCTTCGGTGAGACATATTATCTTGTTAAAAGGTTAAAAGAAGAGAAAGAATTGATGGAAACTCATCAATTTAGTATGATTATAGGTCAAGATAACGCTAACTCTTTTAGTTCGTGGGTTAATTATGAAGAACTTGAACGTTTAATGAGATTTGTTGTTATACCAAGATTGGGTGTGGAAAGAGACCCAAATATCGATTGGTACTTAAAACCCCCACATATCTTCTTAAATAAAGAAAAAACAGGTATTATCGAAACATCATCAACAGAAATAAGAAAATTGATTGGAAATATTTGGGATCATTCAAATATTGTAAAACCGGGACAACAATTAGAAATTCAACTATTATTAAAAATGATTGATAAAGATGTTTATAAATATATTAAAAAAAATAACCTATATAAACCTTAACCATAGGTAAAAAAAAAGCCAGATAAAATCTGGCTTTTTTGTATGTGGTATTTAAACCCGTTAGATTAAATTAAGTAACCATGTGTGTCAGTTACAGAGATTCCCATGAATTGTTTTTCTGGGAAGAAACCGATATCAGATACAGCGTATCTTGAACGGATTAACATTCTAGGAGCCCAAGTAGCTTCACTAATTAAACTGATAGATTGTGCCATTAAATAAGGAATAAAGACAAGACCCGGTTGATCAATAGTATTCTTTCTTCCTACATAAATGTAGTTATCATCCCATCTCATATAAGGATCAACGTAGATTTGGATGTTACCAATGTTACCCATTGGATATAACTGACCATTAGTATTTAATTTACCAACGTTGGTTGGGTTAAGTGTGTAACCAGCAATATCTTGTAATACGGAAGCAATGTTACCGTTTGTTACTAAGTATTGAGCTGGACCGATACGTCCATCAGTAGCGATAAAGTTAGATGCGTTGTTAATCTTAGCAACTAATTTACGTTGGATGGAGTGAGTTGTTTCACCTCCCGGTACACCTGTTGTAGCTAAGTAAGTATCAACATCGAAGTCGAATTTACTTGTACCGTCAGCGTTTTTAGGAGCTGTATGTGAGATTCTATTTTTCAAAGCTAAACTTCTGATTTTAGCTACAATCTCTTTAGAAATAACCTGAGTTAATTCATTGATAAGAACACCTTCTAATTTTTGAACGATATCCATACCTGTTGCAGCTTTGATATCTTCAATTTGAGTTCTCTTTAATGCTGAACTGATCTCGATGTCACCGACAGTTACTACTTTGGTGAATACATCTGGACCAATAACACCCGGATAAGTTTTCTCATCCTGATATCTGTTCATCGGACCACCACCTTGTGATTTGTAGTTGTCTTGAACACCAGTTGTCCAAGGGGTTTCAAAATCATTAAAACCACCAGAGAATCCCGGTAATTGATCTTCTAACAATGAAATCAAACTTACTGTTACACCTGATAAATAACCAGTTACAGCAGTTGTTTTGCTAGCAGTTGTACCTGAAACAAATTGGAAACCACTTGCTAAAGTTGTTACGATAGCTGTTGATTGATCAAATGTGTTTTTGGTTTGTGACCATGCTGGAGTTGCATCTTGTGGTGTTAATGCACCAACTGAGAAACCAGCTTGACGATAACAACGGAAAATTGGAAGTCCATCAATTCTTGAGAATCCTAAGAATTCTAACCAAGCTTCTTTTGTTCCTGTTCCCGGACCTGCTAATATTTGAGCTGCAGTTTTACCTGAACCTAAATAAACCCAAGTTCTTTGTGCGATACCACCAATACGTTCTTGGATACCAGCTGCACTTAACTGCCATTGTAAGTCAGTTAAAATAGTGGTATCTTGTGATGTGGTTGCAATTTTGAAAACCAATGGTCTTTGTTCAGCGTCTGTATCTTCACGACTACCATCACCATAAGCGTTATCGTATTTGAAGTCAACAAATAACAATTCAATTCTTGGGGATGCTGTTGGTTTTACAGCTACTAAATCCAAACCAATAGTTTGAGCAGCTATCTTCATACTTACTGGAAGTAAGTTTTGAGCTACGTCACCACTACCAATGTTACCAGCACCAGCTTGCCATACGGAAGCAGGAATAGTTCCAACTGTTGGAGCTAAAATATTACCCATACCATTTTGGTTTAAGGTTGTGTATGCAACGTTTTCATTAATATGAAGCTGGTGCATTTCAGCATATTCGGCCATCCATTCTCTTTTCTCGTCGTCCTTAACTTTAAGGGCTTCAAGTATTGGTGACCATTTCTTTAAAGCTTTTGCTTTATCTACTATAAAGTGTGCCATAATTATTTTTTTGATTATTTTTTTAACTATATATTTAACTCAAAACTTCATTTTTTTCCATTTTGGTCATTTACATAGCTTTAACAGATTAATATCTGTTAAGAATGTTTTTGTATGCTTCAAGTTGTTCATCCGATAGTTTGAAATTGTCATATGAGTCAATATTCTCATTTAACACTTTCTTACTAGCGTTAGTTCTTGATGCATAATCTTGTAGATCTCTAGTTACCCAGAATGATTCTACTTTATCCTCAGTTAGATTTGTATAAAATTGTGCTCCACTTAAAATACCTTCTTGAACTTTCGGATTTAAACTTTCCCATAATGGTTTTAAATCACTTGGAATGTTTTCAACCAACATTTCTCCTAAAGATTGTGTTGATTTAGTGATCGCTTTCTGAATTATTGAAAGAACTTCTCCCGCGTTAGTATATTTTCCTTTGTTTTCGTTCATTGCAAAGTTAACTCTCTCCTTATCTTCTGGCGTCAAGTTAAAATAATTAACTTTTTGCTTTTCATTTAAGAATAATAGGAAGTGTGGATCTTCTACTTTAGATGCTTTACGTTCTTTAGCGGCTAAAATTAAATTCTGTACGTCTGTATGTAATTTTTCTTCACTTTCATAAATTTTACCTGTACCGATAATAGTAAGTCTTGATTCATCTATTTCTTCGGTTTCACCGGTTTCACCTATTTTAACCACAACAATTTTATTGTCATCGTTAGTTGCTAGGACTTCACCTGTTTTATCATCATCGATTTTTACGACCATACCCGGAACAATACCCATTTCAGAATCTTCACCTTCTTCATCTTGTATTTCTTCGGTATTTACACCTTCAATATCTTCTTCATCTTGTGTTTCATCTTGAATTTCATCTTGAATTTCATCTTGAGTTTCATCTTGAGTTTCTTCATCTGATGTTTCTACTGGTTCTTCAACATTTGTTGGTTCTTCAGTTTCTTCTTCAGTTTCTTCTGGTTTATCGTAATAAGCGGTTGGATCATCTGTTGTCATATCGTCCATTTCACCAATTGCTTCGTTTAATGGTAATCCTTCAGATGAATTGAGTTTTTCAACTATTTGTTTTGTGTAATCGATAGTTCTATCTAGAACTTCGGCGTTATATTTCTGATATGCCATAACATCAGTTACTTCTTCAGCTACATATTCACCATATCTGATTGAATTATCAACATTTTCACCTACATATTCTGTATATCTGATAGCATTATCAACATGTTCAGCAATATATTGTGTATAATCAATAATTTTTTCAGCATTTTCACCAATATACTCACTATAATCGATAGCGTTATCAAGATTTTCAGCGACATATTCGGTGTAAGCTATATTCTTATCTAAATTTTCAGCGACATATTCGGTGTAATCAACGATTTTATCGTAATTTTCAGCGATATATTCACTATATTTTATTGTATAATCTACGTTTTCAGCTACATATTCGATAAAGGAAATTCCATTATCCAATTTTTCAGCGATATACTTTTGATAATCGATAACTTTATCAGTAGATTCTACAACATATCCTAAATAATCCATTGTTTTTTCCAAACTTTCTGCTAAATAATCATTGTGTTTGACAAGATCTTTTGTTCTGTCTTTAGTTTTTTCAACTTTGATTTCTAGTTTTTCGTTTGTTTTCTTTAATTCTTTGTTTTCTTCAATTAAAACATTTATTGAATCTGCAATGTGATCAAGATATTCAGCCATCTTCTTTTGTCCATGACTCAAAGATTCGAATTCTTCATAAAGACGAGTAAGTTTTTCCGGATCGAAATTTTTCGTTTTTAACGTTTCTTCGATGGATTTTTCTGTTTTTACTAACTGTTCGTCTAAATACTCTTTGAACTCTTCCATTTTCTCTTGAGTTCTGTTTTCGTTGTTTTCCATATTGAACAATTCATTTATTTTTGACTCCTCGGACATATCGAATATCCTGAAGTTTACGTTTTCATTGAACCCTAATGATTCATTCATGTTTTTTAATTCCATTCTGGCAGAACTAAACCCCGGATCAGCAACCGCATCATATGTGAAAAGTTTCTTTACAGTCACTTCCCCATTTGATTCTGTTACTCCCGCAGCTCTACTAGAAACGAATATAGGTAGATCGTCATCTACGAGTGCCCTCGCTTCCTTTCCGTAAAATGTACTTGTTAATCGAATCTCACCATCAACACGGTTGTTTTCTTTGACATACCACGCGTTTTGAATAGTGTGAGAAATACGTGTTAAACTAGTATCAAACACATCAGGATGATCGAATTCACCATAGACTACTTTAAGTAATTTTTTCCTTTCTAATAATTCACTAAGATGTGGTAAAAATTTCTCTGGGGTGTATATTCTCTCGTTTCTATTTTTAATCAAAAACTCAGTAAATATACCCTTCATGATATATAGAGTATTACCTTTACGACTTACAACCTCATTGATTTTTTCCAAACCTCCCAATGTATTATCAATAATCATTACATTTTTCATAGATGGAGTTTCAATGTTTTTTGTTTTATATATTATCCATTAAATATGTCATTTTTCCATATAAAAGTAATTTTTGACCTTAACTATCTAATATATAATGAAAAAAAGATGTACGAAAAATGTTAATATCTGATGAAATTGTTATAGTAATAACAAAAAGAAATATAGGTCATTTTAGAAACAAAGGATATGATATAGAAATGTTGGATTCAGTAAAAATAAAAGTAAATGATTTACCAGATAGTAGTCATTATGAAGTGGAAGTTAAATGTGATAATTGTGGAAAAGAAAGAAACATGAAATATTTTGAGTATAAAAAATATACCAATATATATATGTGTAGAAAATGTGCTGAAATAAAAAGAAGAGAAACTAGTTTGAAGAATTGGGGTGTAGATAACCCATCAAAAAGTAAAAAAATTAAAGAAAAAATAAGTAAATCTATTAAAAAAATTAAATCCACTTCTTAATATATAATTATATGTTAACAAAATTCAATGATTTTATAAATGAAAATTTATCCACATCTAATATTAGTGGTTTAAAAACATTTAATCAAAGAAAAAAATATGTACAAAAAGAACTAGGTAATAAATATCCATATATGGGAAGTGCGAGATATGTTTATTTTATGGATAATAAAGTTATAAAAATTGCAAGAAATAAAAAGGGAATTGCCCAAAATTTAACTGAATCTAATCCAGAAATACAAGAAAAATATGGGGATTTAGTTGCAAAAGTTTATGATTATGACAAAGATGGTAAATGGATTGTTTTAGAAAAATTAAATTTCATAAGAGAAGAAGAATTTAAAAAATTAACACACATGGATTTTAATCATATGTGTCATTGGTTAAATCATGGTAATTATAGTTTCGATAAATATAAATACGAAAAAAACCCATTTGCTGTCAGACTGAAAAAATTCTTATCTGAATTCAATTTAGATATTTATGATATTTCCAGTATTAAAAACTGGGGTCAAATTAATGGTAAACCAAAATTATTAGATTTTGGACTTACAATTGATACAGCTAGAAAATTATATAAAGTTTATTATTAAATTACTGGGGTTTGACCTTGTGGTGCTCCGCCTTGTGGCGCTCCGCCTTGAGGTCCACCAGTTTGAGGTCCTCCACCCATTTCAGGTCCACCCATTTCACCACCCATTTCACCTTGAGGTGGTCCACCCATTTCAGGTCCACCACCTTCAGCTCCCATATCTGGTGGCATTCCCATATCACCACCACCTCCACCAAACGGTGAACCACCTCCACCCATAGGTGGACCACCACCTTCTTCTGGTGGGTTTAATCCAGCATTTTGCATGGCTTTTCGTCTTTCAATCATTTTATATTTTTCATTCTCTTCAATATCAGCATCTGAAAATTTCATCACATTTCTCATAATCCACTCAACCGCTAAATATGGTTTCCCTTCCATATCTAATAAATTACTACTTAATGTAGCAGCTATTTGTGATCTTTTATCTAGATTTGCTAAATATTTCCATTCTTCAAATAATACATCAGAATTGAATAATAATTTTAATGAATTAGCAAAAACAACATCTTTCCTTAGTTCTGGAAAATCTAAAATCATTTGAATTCTTAACGGTTTTGTTAATAATTCTTTGAATATAGTTCTAATTCTATTAATATAATTTTTAAATTTTATTTCATCTCTCGTAATTTGAGTTGTACTATCATATAATGTACCACCACCCGATTCTTCTTCATGACGTTGAAATGGGATTTTACTTGCTCTTTTAAAATTTCTATAGAACCAATGAAGTGTTGTATCTTCAGCTAAGTTATTTTGTTCTGGTTTAACAATATCAAATGTTGGACTTTGACCAGCAGATGATGGGAACCAAAAATCTTTACTATGTGGTATATTAGTACTTCCACCCATAGAAACTAATCCTAAATGTTCATCCCATTGAACATCTTCATGATAATCACTCATTAATTCATAAATTTGTTGTTCCGCTTGTTGTCTTGATAACCCATCAACAGGGATTATAAATTTTTTGTATAATGACGCTTGGTTAATATTGTATAATAATTTTGCTTGTTCAAGCATTTTTAATTGATTGTAAGGTCTAATAAGACTTTCAATGTAACTAGTATCACCATACTCATTATTATTAGAATATGATATATAAACTATTTGTGAATCTAATAATATTCTACGGAGTTGTGGGTTATCAGGAAATTGAATCCAAATCATAGAATTTGACATTGGATCTGTAGCCACAATAAGTGTCATAGGATCCAAAGGTGCAATATCTATGATATTTTTTTGTCTATCATCATAAATAATTTCAAAAGCAAGATAACCATCAATTAATAATGTTCTTAAATAATTCCAAGCAACTACACCATCAATAAAATTAAATTCATTCATTAATCTACTGAAAGTTTCTTGATATTTCTGACGAACAGTATGATCAAACGTTTCTGGCAAGTCTTTCACATAACAAAATTTATTATTTTCATCATATATGATACATTCATCACATATTTGAACAATAAAATCTTTTATTTCATCTTTAATTGAATATTGTCTTAATATTTTACGTTTATCCAAGTAAGTTCTATCTAAATACGCGATTGATTTTTTATCTAAGAAACGTGCTATGGTTTTTTTGGTAAATAAATCGTACATATTCGTACTTTGTGGGTGATATGCAACATCACTAGTCTCTTCATGAACCCCTAAAGCATAAGCATTCCTTATTTTCATATCATTATAGTCTAATCCACCAAACACATTTGATAGACCTCTTAAAACTCTATTAAATATAGTAGGATTTACTTGTTGACTTTGAGCTGTGTAATCACCTTTATAACTTGCCACAATTATTAATTATTTTTTATTTCAACTTCATAATCATTGTGTTGATTAATGTATATATTATTTTATAATAACGTAAAAGTTTTAAACAATTTCGAAATAATTCTCTAATAGTCTTAATTTCTGATATAATCGTTTTTCTTCACTCTCGATATCACCTAATAATTCATCTAATGTATCCAATATTAATTTTATTTTATCTCTTTCAAATTGAACTTCACTTTCTTTTAATGTTTCCATTATTTTCATTTTATTTATCCTTTTACAATCTATAAACATAAATCTATGAGCAATCGTTGATGATATAGAGTACAATCTGGTTTGATTATGAACAAACCCGTATATCTTACTTGGATCATACGCTGTTAAAGAATATTCAAACCCACCATAATTTTTCAATAAATTATAAGTTTGTAAAGCTGTTACGTTTTTTAAAGGATATTCATTTAATACATCTTCCCCTTTAAAAATTAAATCTTTATTCTTTTCCACAAATTCATAATTTCTATGAAATATCACATCAAAAAATGGTATTCTATATTTATATGGTAAATAATCTAAATTTATTGCATACATTATTAATTTTTTATTCGTGTTAATTTTTTCCACGATTTTATCTGAATATTTCATACCCAATAAATATATTGGACACCATATTCTTAAATATGGCACATTTTTTGTTTCTAAAAACTTTTCTGTATAATATTTATCTTTAATATAAATATATTCCATTAAATAAAATTTATGGGGAATTATTTTCTTCGGGTTTGTTAACATCACTTCATTATTGTTATTCTTCTTTAAATTAAAAATAATATCAGTAGAATCATATACAATACTTTTCCAGTTTCTATTATATTCACCAAATAAAGAATAACATTCATCTTTAAATGTCATAATTAGAACAATTTTATTTTATTATCCGCTTGAAAAAATTTCTCGGTCATTATATAAAATTCCATTCCTCTTCTTTCACAGAATTTTTTAGCTGCCTGCCATTTAATTATATTCTTTTGAAATGTTCTAAGAGCATATTCGTAATTTCTTAAAGATTTCATAGTTTTATTTTTTGGTTCTTTTGGTGGTTCTAAATCTCTGTATTCACTCCAAGGCTTTATTTCTATTACAACCCTTTGTGTATTCCCATCTGATTTTATTATTTCACAATAAGCATCTGGATAATAACGGTGTGTACTATAATGACCATTTTCATTTATTTCATATGGTATAGTGACATGCTCTGCACACCATTTGGACACTTTTTTATTCATATCGAGATAATAGTAAAGTTTCTGTTCCCAAGAAGAACGATAATAAATTCTTTCTAAATCTCCTATGTATTTATCGGGATTTTGACAAGTGTATCTACCTTGTTTATATTTTCTATTATTTGGAACCATTTTGTTTCCCATATGTAATGTTGTTTTCTTTTATATATTAAAGAAACCATCTCCATCATTACATGAATCAATACTAATCATTGTAACAGCTTCCTGATTCGATTTTTTATTTCTCAATTCATTGTAACCTTGTGCCATACCTCTTTTGAAAATTTCGGTAAAATAAGGCATTGCATTTTTATATTTTTTCTCATTAAAATTGTTCCAATTTTGAAACATAAATAATAAACCTGTTTGAATACAATCATTTTTATCATCATCTCCTTTATAATGAGTTGCCTTTTTTTTAATAAAATTTGTTGCAATTTTAATTAAAATAGATTCAGCTTTTTTAGTTAAAAAGCCCTTACCTTTTGATAATACTATTTCATAATAAAATTCATCTTCATCTAAATAGAATGGTTTTGCCATCGTGGTGGTGTCATTATTTTTTATTTCGATTGAAAATTTGTTGTTGAAAAAAAAGCTATATTGTCCTAAAAAAGCCTAAAATGTTAATCCTTGAATATCTGTTATATATCGATTATTAAAAAAAGTTTACAAAAAAGCAAAATATATCAAGTTAATGAAAATTTATCACATAAAAAAATTTTTATAAAAAAAACCGACCGGTCAAAACCGGTCGGTGTTGAATACCTATAAATAAATTAACGTACTAAAGATTTCTTAAATTGTGTTTTTTCGTCTTTAACTTGATTTAATTCTGTATATAAATTTTGTCTATGTGTTAATAAATTATTAAATAATAATTTTAAACTACTATCTGATTCTAATAATTCACTTTCATTTTTCAATTCATCAATTGCATTTGTAGCATCTTTGATTTTACTTTCAATAACTTTTTCATTATCTTCTAAAGATTTTATTTGTTTTAATTCTTTTGATAATTTATTTTCTAAGAAATAAGTAACATCAAAATCTAAATCTTTACGAATATCATTTATAAGTTCTGTTACTGACTCATATTCATAAAAAGCACTTCCTGTTCTAGAATCTTTACTGTATAAATACATTTTATCTTGATAATTGAAAAGATAACATTCTAAAGTTGGTTGTAATAAATTGTGAATTTTTAAAGCAATATCTAATTCAAGAATTTTATCTAAATTTTCCTTAACTGTATTTGTAAGTAAGAAATAATCTTTTTTCAAATAAGGAACAATTGGAGATGAAAAAATACTTTCAAGTGTTGTTTCAGGATCTAATTTTTCTTCATTGATATATAAATTCTTGTCGTTTTTGGTTGATAAACTTAAAACAATATTTTCATCAATTCTAATTGTAAATCTATCTTTATTTACTTCACCCATTGTTAAAGCCTGTTCCATAACTCTAAGTTCTTTAACTCTATCTTCATCTTCTACATAATCTTCCATTAAAACTTGTTTAATACCATTATCATCAATTAGAAACCATCTATCTGATACATAAGCCAAATGACCATTTTCTAATTTTTCAACCATAGTATAGATTTTATCACCTTTACCCGGGCTTATCATATTTTGTTTATCCAAAGGGTTTTTTGTTAATCCCCAAATAAATTTCTTTACTTGTGGGATCCAATCATAAATTTTTAATTCATTTAAAATAGCTTCTAATCTTGATTGATCATCTGGTAATTGTGTAATTTCTAAAATTACACTTAATGATTGACGATACAATTGTCCTAAATTATCTTTTTCGATACTTCTATAAAGATCCTTTAATTCATAAATCAAACTATAAGAATTCATCTCTTGATCAACTGATTCCAATAATTCCTTAACATCACTATCGTAAGTATAAGGTAATAATCTTTCATTTAAAGCTTTTTGTAATTCTTTTTCTGAAAAATTATCATAATTTAAAAGGAAACTTTCTACTATTGAAGAAATTTCAGCCTGTTCAAACACCAATTTCTGTTTGAAATTAAACAATTCCATTTTTAAATTTTTCATATTTTTAATAATTATTTTTTAGCAATCTTTTACTTTTTGAAAAAATTGAACACAATATGGAAGTATATATTAAGCCATAAATGTGATTTTTTTCCAAATTATAACATATAATCATTAATCTCTGAAAAATTTATCTCTTGAACATAATCATATTGATTTCGAACATCATCTATTATATCATCTATAATATATTCCTTATCATACCTCATCATTTCTAAATCATAAGGCACATTATCAGTAACAGATTCGATAATCCAATCTATTTTTTTGACAATTCGAATAACAAACTTGTCAATAAATTTGTTATTTTCATCTTCTACGAAAATATAATAATTCTCATCTATCATATAGTAAAATTGTTATTTTTTTTACTATATATTTATTCGGAATGTCAAAATTTTAAAGTAGGTGGTGTATAATTCAACGTGACAATTACATCTAGTTCAATATCTTTTATTCTATAACCATTAAATTTATAATTATATCCGTTTTGTTTTAAATAACCAATTAAACTGGATATACTATCCGGTTTTTTTGATAGTTTAATTTTTAAACTTTTATCATAATTATCATTTAAAATATTGATTATAGTTGACTCGATATTCTTGAACCTCGATGATTGAGAGGTTTTATCCATAAAAAAGTGTTTGTTTTTTAAAAAATTTGGGATATTCTATTATCCTTATATATAATTTTTCAAATATTGTTTTATAAAGTTGTAAATGATTCTATATTTCCATATGTTACACCATTTACGTTTTCCGCATAAGCTAGAAAATAATACGTTGTTCCAGAACTTAATGGTTTAACAAGTGTATCGAACCCCCAAATTGGAGGAATTGACGAACCAATAGCACCTTTATCATCTGACGCATTAGGTGATGATAACGGATTTGCATTTACAGATATATAAAAACCATAATGTAAAATACCAGAACCACCATCACTATTTATAGCCCCCCATAAATCAGCTGATAATGATGTTATTAAAGTAGCTGATGCTGTTTTAACAACAGGTAATCCTGTTGGTGCAGATAATGTTGTGAACGTTTCAACAGCACCATAACTTGTTCCAATAGAATTTGTTGCCCATGCTCTCACATAATATTCAGTTCCAGCTATTAATCCCGCAATATTACAACTATAACTTCCTGTTCCAGTAGATGTATCTGTTATAATAGTATCTGTTATAGTTGGTATTAATGTTTCAGAAGAATAACAAATACCTCTTGTAGTAGTTAAACCACCATCACTTGTTACATTTCCACCACCTACTGCAGTATTATAATTTATACTAGTTATAGAATTTGTGGTTACCGTTGGTGCTGTATATGATGGTGGTGGTGGAGGTGGAGGTAATACCGATGGTATAACATTTGTTTTTAAATCAATTGTCATAATACTAGTAAATAAACTAACCAAAAATCCATTTTCAAATATTCCGTTCATCCACATTCCACTCAAAAATGTTCCAGATTTAAAAGTTCCATTTAACCACAATCCATCGTGCCATGTTCCGTTTTTCCAAATAGTATATTGTGTAAAAGCATCCTCTATACTAGTATTAAAAACACCACCATACCAATCACCATAATTAAAAATCCCTTTTTCAAAATGTCCACCCCACCAAACACCATTATTAAATGAACCATCTAACCAATGTGTTGTGTGATGACAAAGACTCGTTACTGTATTTCCACTAACATCACGATATAAACCTGACATAAACTGACCTTTTTCAAACGATCCACTTTCCCAAGTAGTAAGTGTGCCATCACTTGTTGTTCCTGTGCAAACACCAAATCTGGCAGCAATATTTGAATTTAATTGGTTAAGAGTTCCACTTTTCCATGTACCTCTAATAAAATCACCACCGTAAAAAGAACCACCCCACCATTCATGTTTATCAAAATACCCATTATAAAATTTTCCATCCAACCAATATGATTTTGTAAATGAACCATTAAAAAATACACCATTTTTCCAAACAGAATTTTTAAATAAACCTTTATACCAAGTTCCAGTGTACCAATAAGGACATCCTATATCACCAACTGTTATTTGGGTGGTTGTTTTACCAGAAATATCAGTATCGTTCCCAAATATTCCATTATACCAAGTCCCACTTAACCAACTTCCATTTAAAAACTGTGAATACATCTTATCTTCTTCCAAAACAACAAATCTTTTGCTTAAAATCATCGGTTTATCCAATAAATAAGAATACCATCTACCTTTTTTCCAAATCCCACTATGAAATATCCCAGAATACCAAGTTCCATCTTCCCATTCTCCACAAAGCCATTCACCCATATACCAAACTAATCCATTTTCATCTAAACCCAAAACAGCATCTTTGATACTAGCATTTAATACCCAATTATACCTGACTTTTAATATTTCTATTGTAAGATCATCAGTTAATAATATGTTATTAACATTATTTTCTATATTTACTATTTGAACCTTAAAAGCCACTTTTTAAAATTATTTTTTAATTGTATGTTAATGTCCAGCCCTTTGATACCAAATTTGTTCTAGCCACTAATGAAGTCGCTGTTACAGGAGCATTACCAGTACCACCAGTATCAATTACACCATTAATTAAACCATTTGAATCCAATTCATTAAAGAATTTATCCACATCATCAAAAGTATTTGTATTCAAGTAAAGATATCTTAAATAAACTAAATCATTTATTTCCATTTCATCAATAATATTATCATTTAAATTTAATGTGGTTAAATTTTTAATTTTTGTAATATCAACTTTATTTATTAAATTACTATTAGATGATAAATGATAAATATATTGTAAATCACCACTAAATATAACTCTAAATACACCATCAGATGCAAATGTGTGTGAACCACTATAAACTCCACTAAATGTAATGTTCTCTAATGATGACCCATCACCCCAATCAACCGATAATGTTGTAGTATTTGTTGATTCAAAAGTATATGAAAAAGAAGTAGATGAATCCACAATAAATGTGAAAGTATCATAAGATGTAGAACCTGTTGTTGAACCACTTGTTACACCAGTTAATAAATCATAAGTTATCAATAAATTTTCAGTTAAAATTGGTAATGGAATTTTTGTATGCTTATCCACACCTATATCTATTAATTCTATTGGTTTATATGTTAAATTTGGGTCATAAGTGAATGTAATATTTTCACCATTGTTTAATAAATTTTCAGGATTATATAATTCAAGTATAAATTTATTTTTATCATCTTGTGTCAATAAAGCTGTAACATTTTTTACAATATTAGAATCTTTTTCTATAATTCTAGAGTAAGAATTACATATATTTTTTCTAATATTATCTGGTCTTTCCCTATACCAATCATTTTCATCATTCTTATAAACAGAATACAATAGATCAGATATTCCAGTTAAAGTATAAATACTATCTATACTTGTTATTGTTAATCCAGAATCAGATTTGTATGTTTCTATAATAAAATATTGATTCGGTACATAATCAACAATAAGAGTTTTATATGTATCATCATCATTTAACTTGACAAAAGTGTTTTTTCTGAAAAAATACATATCATTTGTATCATCGGGCGTTATTTTAATATAAGTTCCCTTCGGATATCTATTATAATATTCAGAACTTTGTGTGTCTGTTATTAATACGGTAAATCCAGTTGAAAATGATGATAAACTAACATTTGGATAATTTGATATTATATATGAATTATCAAATACTGAGTTTATTGAATTCAAATGTTCATATAATTTGTATTTGATATAAGTATTGTCGGTTGTGAAAGCATATTCCGTGTAAGTTGTACCAGAATATATGAATTGTAACCCATCATAATCAAAATAGTGGTTATAATCATAATATTTTGGTGAAAAATACATAGAATCATCTACATCAAAATATTTCGAGTGATATGTTTCTAATAAAGTGTCTTTTATTGCTGAAACTTCTGAATATTGTAAATTTGTAAGTGTGTATGTACCACCACTTACATAAAAATCGTTTAATATATTTGTTGGAACTGGATTCTGTAAGACTAATACGGGTGAATCTGATTTAAATTTGATATGTGTATAATATATTAAATTTGTATTTGTATCACCACTAAATGTAACTTTTAAATAATCACCAACACTAGCATTAGTATAGAAATTTGTACTTCCACTTACAAAAAATTGTGAACTTGTTCCTCCGGGTGATGTATATAATCCATTATAAATAGTATCACCGGATATAGTACCTGTGTGTACAAAATCTGAAGTTGTATTATTTAATGTTATAACATATTCATAATCATGATATTTTATAACAACTTTTTCACCATTGATTAGAGTATCTGACATTGTAAAACCAGTATATAATGAATAATTTAATGGATTAATATGTCTAGCGATATCATAATCTGTAAATATCAATTTTGGAATAGGATCAACCGCGTTTATGTTATATGTAAAGAAATGTTTGATTATATATGTTTTGCCCAACATATATGATGCTGGCAAACCAGATGTCGGGAAAACACCACCAACATCTTTTAAATGATATTGATTATGTTTATTATCACCTAATTTTACATACCCTTTATATCTGAATGTATTTCCACTATTCAATAAATGAGTGGATGTAATAAGAAATCCCCTTTGATCAACATTATATAAATCGTTTTCTGTTTTATCGGTTTGATTTACAAGAAGAACTTTGTGTTTTGTTTTTAAATATGCATTATCTAATGTATAATATCTTTCTGTTAAATCAATATTAGTAGTACAACAGATATCTACAGTATCCATATTCACCATGAAGTTGTTTATAATATCAAATTCATTATACATGTCATAAATACACCAAGTTTTACCAACCATAGCATTTTTAGAATATATATCATCAAGTGTATTGACATATTGATAAGTAATACCAGATAAACATTTTTTATATTTGAAATAATTATCTGGAACATATGTAACCCCACTCCAATATGTATCTAATCTTTCTATTCTAGACCAAGTAGAACCAGTTAAATCCCAATCATATTTAAGATTCCAAATATCTTTCATGTAAATTTATTGTTTGTTTTTGGTTATATATTAAATTAATGCCTTTCCTTTTCAATGAGGTGTAAAAAATTTTTACACTTGTAAATGTTATTTGGAATTTTAATATATAAAAAAAACGTTCATCACCGAAAACCTAACGTTTATTTATTTAAAACAAAAATAATAAATGAAAAACTATTATGATACTAAACATACAAAATCAAATCAACTTATCTGGTTTTTATATTGTGTATAATAATGTTGTTGTTAATGAAAATAACGGCACTTATGGATTATCACATTTAATAGAACATTTAATCTGTAAAAATTTAAAAGATGATTTTGTTGAAATTTTAGAAAATAATGGTATCACATGGAACGCTTATACGACACCAAATAATATAGTTTTTTATATTAGAGGATTGGATGATTACATTTTCAAATTTAAAGATGCTTTTTATGACACAGTTACAAAATTTGATATCAATGATAAAATCCTAGAATCAGAGAAAAAAATTGTTATAGATGAATATACAGATTCATTTAATAGATATAATAAGAATCATTTTTTAAATTTGTATAGAAAAATTTTTAATAATTATAATTCAATTGGGAGAAAATCTGATATTGAGAATTTTACTCTTGAAAATTGTTATGATCATTATAATAATTTTTATAAAACACCACACAAAATAATATATTTCTCTAATAAATATAAACATGATAGTGATGTTATTTTCAATAAAAAAAACACAGTTGGTGGATTCAAATACATTGAAAACAACAACTTTGATATAGAAACCCTAATATCATCAAAAACTAAATCATCGGTGATGTATGTATCACCAGTTATTAATGAAGATTTTGATAAAATAATTTTGATAAATTATTTATTATCTGGTGGATTGAAATCACCACTTTATAAAGAAATAAGAGAGAAAGAAAATTTATCATATTATATAAATTGTCGTTTAGATAGACTTGAAAATACTGGTGTTATTATAATATCAACAGAAACAAATAACAATAATGTTGAAAAATTGGATAAAACCATATCTAATGTTTTTAAAAATAAAAATAATTATTTAACTAAGAAAAAATTTAACATGATTAAGAATTTTATCAAAATTAGTGTAATTAAATCAAATATTAATTTACAGGATAATGAAGATAAATATATTTTACCGAAAAATTGGATAATTGAAAACTCCATCGATTCAATTACATACGAACAAATCATCGAAACTTTTGATAAATATTTTAACATAGACAATTTTTATAAAAGTATCGATAAGGTTGAATTTTATTAAACTTTTCACCAATTGTGATCATATATAAAACGACTATTTTGAAAAAAAACGGTTTTTTTATTTAATATATAAATTTGATTTTTTTAAGGCTTTTTTTATGCATTGTATGTCAAGATCTTCCCAGATCAAAAAAATAAATTGAGAGTTATATGTCAGAACAACAAGAACAAAAAATATCACATGTTTTGAAAAATTTTATCGATGAAATATCTAAAGATTTCAATTTGAGTGATGAACAAAAAAACGAACTTAAAAAAATCGCTATTGAGGATACTAATAAATTATACAATTACAGTCTTGAATCCAATTAATTTTTTTTTTATCAAAACATTTTTTATATTTGTAAATACCTCAATAGGTAAAATAATTTATTTATGAACAATAGAAACAATAGAAGTAGAGAAAAATCAGAAAAAATAAACAATCAAATAACATCAGAAACAGTTAGATTGGTGTTTACGGATGGTACACAATCTTATGTGTCATCAACAAAAGAAGCTATATTATTAGCTAAATCAAAAGATTTAGATCTTATTGAAATATCAAATTCCAACCCACCAGTTTGTAAATTAATGGATTACAAAAAATTCCTTTATGAGAAAAAACAAAAGGAAAAAGAAAACCAAAAAAATAATAGAAAAACCAAACAAAAAGAAATTAGATTAACTTATAATACAGGTCAACATGATTTAGATTTCAAAATGAATCATGTTATTAATTTCTTAAAAAATGGAGATAAAGTAAAAGTTTTTATCTTTTTTGCTGGTAGAGAAATAAATTTTAGAGCTCAAGGTGAATTGTTGCTTCTAAAATTCATAGATAATCTTAAAGAATATGGTAAAATAGAAAACTTACCTAAACTAGATGGGAATAGATTATGGGTAATCATATCCCCCAAGAAAACTGTCTAAATTTTTTTTATACTACAAATATCCATATCTTTGTAAAAAATTTAATAGAATGAAAAGAAATTTTTCAATTTACATCAGAATTTGGTTCAGGAAATGGAAGAAAAATCTTTGGGAAAAATTTGATCAACCTGATAAATTAAGTGACGAACAAAAGACAGCATTAAGTATCTTCATAACAGGATTGAATGATGATAATAATGTTAGAATCCTATCAATTAACAAAGGTGTTAATAAAAAATTTATTGTTGGTAAAGATTATTTTTCAACAGGAAATTCTGAAACCTTTATCACATTAGAAACAAATACAGTTGATGGTGACGGGGTATGTAGTATTATCAATCATGAATATTTGTACCCTTTTTCATTCCCGAAAAAAACCACATCAAAAATGAATTACATGTTCATGAAAGCAGTAATAAGAGATAGAGAAAAAATGGAGAATATCATCGCCGGCAATATCAAACATAGTTTGAAAACTATACTAATGGATTTTCAAAGAAGGCAACAATTGAGTGTGAAAATGAGTGATAATAAAATAGATGATGATGAATAACCAAAACCGATACGTTAATTAATTTCAAGGACTTTATTAAAAACTTCTTTATTATTGGTTATCTTCAAATAATATAATCCTTGTTTTAAATTGTCTTTGTAAAAACTTATCGGATTTTCAATATTATTTTCAATTATCTTTCTACCAAACATATCAAATAAATATATTTTATAGTCACCTTTCACTGTTAAATTATTAGATTTAACAACAATATCTATTCTTCCAGCGTTTATCTTATAATAAATATTTATATTACAATCATTCGTATCAATTGAATTCCATTTTTCACAATTGAAAAATTCAATATAACCAATTGGGGATGTGGTAGTGGAATATGTTGGACTAAAACAACATGATATCATGATAATAATCAATAACAATAATTTTTTCATCATTTTTCTGATTTTGTTTTTATATATTTAAATTTTAATTAAAGAATTCATGTTTTCATACAATTTCGGTGGACAAGATTTCTCATCTAGTTTAACTATTTTCAAATTTCTTCTGAATTTTTCAGATATAGATTTATCATGACTATTATCATTGATCTTTTTATGAAATTTGATAATATCTATTAAATTGTTTTCAAATGTCAAACTATCAAAATCAATTGTACTGGGATATGTTGATTTATAAAGTCCATAAACAGTTTTTATACCAGCTTCACCTATCCCTCTGTTACCTTGAATAAAAATTGATTTGATGTTATCCTTTCCATGACCCATCACTTTCTTAAACAATTCAAATTCATTATTTATTTCAACAATTTTTTTACCTCTGACAAATCTATCAAAAAATTGAAGAAATTCCATGTCATTATTTGTTTGGAAAATATTATCATCTTCATAATTCTCATCGACATAAGATAAAAATCTTTTATATTGTTCTGGTAAATATACTCTTTCGTCATTGAATTTATAGTTATACATCATGTTGATATATTTGAAATTCAAACCATCATAATGTAATTTTTGATAAATATCACTATCAGATGACACAATAAATACCGATTCTCCTTTCTGATTTGACTTATCGGTAATAAAAGCTATTATATCATCCCCCTCCATTTGTTCCACTTCACAAAGAGACACTGTTTTTTTATCATCTATGAATTCTTTTAGTTTCCTATATTCATCATAAACAAATTTCCAATCAATGAACTCGTCTTTTTTTCTTGTACCTTTGAGTTCAGGAAAATACTCTTTTCTCCAGTTTGTGAAACTATCTGAAACAAAGAATATTTTATTGAAATCGAATAAACGGGTAATGGCATTAAAATCTCTCTCCAATACATTATATAATTCTGAGTACAGAATCTTATTTTTAAAAAGAATTTGTATGTTTTTCTGTAGAAGATAATTTCCATCTATACATAAATTTAAAGATACCATAATTCTGTATTATTTTTGGTTTATATAAAATATGATTTTAAAAGTTTAATATAATTGGATCATCAGATTTTAAAGAAAAATCGAAAAAATATTATATGGATAATTTTGGAATAGAATATAATATGCAAAATGAAGATATTTACATGAAAGCACAAATTAGTGGACACAAATCCAAGAACGAATCTTTTTTACAGAGGAACGTATGAAAAAGATTTTCTAGATTTTTGTGTATCTAATAAAATAAAAATTGAAAAAGGGAAAAGATTTTCTTATTTCTTCGATAATAAAAAAAGATACTATTTTAGTGATTTTTATTTGCCAAATAAAAATCTAGTGATAGAGATAAAAAGTAGTTATTATTATAAAAAATATTATAATATGAATGAATCTAAAAAAGAAACAGCCTTAAAATCCGGATATAATTTTTTATTATGATCTTTTCAAAAAATTATTCATCGAAAAGAGGAAGATCATCATCTGAAAGAATCCAATCTAATTTTAATCTTCTTTCATTGTTAATCATGTATGGTAAAGTTAATTCATAATGTTCCACCATCCTTGTATTATCAGAAATAATCTTATTATCTTCTTCGATTGGAAATAAATCATTATTTGGTACCTTATAGAATTTTTTACCGTTTCTGGATTCTCTTTCTGTTAAATTTTTACAACAAAAAATAGTTCCAATCAAATGATCTGTACGAATTGCGTGATTACACGATACATTTAATGTGACATCCAGATCTTGACCATCTAATTTTTGTCCACCTAAAACACGAACTCGAATTTTCTGATCTTTCTTTCTTGTCCCGTTGGCTTTTTCGAAACAAGTCTTAACATAAAAATATGACATAATGCTTCTATTTTTGATTATAAACAAAGATAAAAATTTTTAATGAATAAAAAAAATTTATGATTAAATTATATATGTAACCTTATCAAATCTTGGTATCGTTTCCGTTCCGATGTTAATATCATACGAATAATAAATAGTGATGGAACTTAATTTTTCTATTTTTACTTCATCACCACCATCTTCTGTTATGAGTTTTTCCACTTCATAATTCAAATCAACTCCCGGTATTTCACCAATTAAATTTTGTAAATCAAATTTAATTTTACTGATATCCACAGTACTTTCGTCCAAATCATAAAAACCAGAAAAGTAATTATTTATTTGTGTTCTTTTAAAATTTGCTATTTCATCCATTAATTTTGTTATTCGTTTTGATTATATATTAAATATTATTGTTTTGGTTTTAAATTTGTTTCATTATTGAATTTAAAAGTTGTAATTTGGTAAATGGTTTTGATATAAAATCATTCGCTCCTAATTCATACGATTTTGATTTATATTCAGATATAACATAAGCGGTTTGAATAATAATCTTTATATTATTATTGAATTTTTTGATCTCTTTCAAAATTTCAAAACCACTTATATTAGGAAGTCCCAAATCTAACAACACCACATCTATATTTTTATTTTTTATAATATCCATCACCCCCTTTCCACTATCACCAAAAACAGTAGCGTTAACAGATCTTAAAAATAATCTTAACATTTTATTTGTATCTACATCATCCTCCACAACTAAAATTCTAATACCACTTAAATCCATTTCATTATCATCTTCAATATTATCTATAATCATCTGTGAATCATCTTTAAAGATAAATGGTAATTCAAAAGAAAAACGACTACCTTCCCTTAATTTAGATTCTAATTGTATATCCCCAAAACCCATTAACTGAATTAGTGATTTGGATATTGATAGACCAAGACCAGAACCTTTTGTTTTCTGATTTTCTGCATTTATTTGTACAAAACGATCAAATATTGTTTTTTGATCATCTTTACTTATTCCAATACCTGTATCTTTCACATAAATTTCTAATTTGTGATCATCTAAAATTTTATATCCCAATTTAATATATCCACTATTGGTGAATTTTATTGCATTATTCAATAAATTTGTTAATATCTGTCTTAACCTGTGTTTATCAGCTAATATAAAAACATTATTATTCAGATCAATATCAATATTAATTTTTATTTTCTTTTTTAATAATTTAATTTCTTTTGAATATTGATTTTTCAAATATTGTAAAAATTTATTCAAATCTATTTCAATTTTCTGAATTCTTAACATATTTGAATCTATTTTAGATATATCTATAATGTCATTTACTAATGTTGTTAATTGATCTCCATTTTTCATTATTATATCTAAATATTCCAATTCAACATTTCGTTTTAAACCTTTTTCTTTTAATAATTCAGAAAAACCAATTATACTATTTATAGGTGTTCTCAAATCATGACTCATATTTGATATGAAAGTTAGATTAGATTGTTCTGATCTTTCTGCCAACTCTTTTGCTTTAATTATTTCCTCTTCATGTCTTTTTCTTTCTGTTATATCTTTAATAAAAGCAACAATGCCAATAATATCCCCTTTTGTATCTCTTAATGGTGTATAATTTGCATTTCTCCAACCATTATTTATAACTTCATAATTTACATCCTTAATTTCTTCCCCTTTTAAAACTTTCCTGAGTATGTCACTAATTTTTTCAATATGTTCGAAAGTATCAATTGAATTTTTGCCAATAACTTCTGAAGCTTTTATGCCTGTTAATTCTTCCATCTGGGGATTCCATAAAACATAATTCAAATTCTTATCATATACAACAATCCCAACTCCAGCACTCTCAACAATGTTTCTAACAAAAAACTCACTTTCTTTCAGAGCTTTTTCCATATTGACATTTTCCGTGTTATCGGAAAAAATAGTAATAAACCCCTTATCGTTCCAATGGGATGCTGATATGGAAAAATATTTATCCATTTTAGGATAATAAAATCTAAATTTTGTCGATTTTTTATTTAAAACAACATTAGAATATTCTTTTAATAAAGGGGCTTCACCATATACTTCACTCGCTAATTTCCCTTGAGTATTTTTCTTTTTTAAATTTAATATTTTTTCATATGATTTATTAATATCTAATATTCTATAATCAATTGGATTATTATTTTCATCAAATATTAATTCATGAATAGCAACACCCTCTATCATATTATCCAATAAAGACTCAAAATAATAATCGTATTTTTTCATTTTATTCATATGACCTCCATTCAACTTATATATAAAAGAAAATAAAACCAAATCGAAATGAATATAGTTGGTATTGATATAAGTAAGAATTCAACAGGAGTATCAATTATGAGAAATGACGAAATAATACTTCTTAATTTTACAACAACAAAAAAGAATTATGTATGGATAAAAAAAGTATTAAATAATATAGATTTTGAATTTATAAATTATACTCATGAAGATATCAAAACATACAGTGAGAAAGAAATAATAAAACTAAGAGAATTTGATAAATTATCTGATACAATATTTCAAAAAATATTAGGAAATATCGATAAAACACAAAAAACATATATTTGTTTAGAAGGTTATAATTATGGATTGAAAAATACAAATAGTATTATAGATATTGTAACCCTAACAACTTTAATCAGAAAAAAATTATACAATGGTATACCAAATTTAGAAGAAATGGTAATACTTGCTCCCACAACTGTTAAAAGTAAGACTTGTTTAATGGTATATGGCACAACCACAACCGAAACAGTAAGTAAAAAAGGTATCAAAAAAACCAAAGTGGTTGTTAATAAAGCACCAAACGGTACTACTGGTGGGAAGTTTGAAAAACACGATATGTTGAAAGCACTGGTTGATTTTAATGTTGATTGTAAACTAACACAATTTTTAAAAGAAAACAAAGACGAATTGTTAAGTTATAAGAACATTCCTAAACCATTTGATGATATAATTGATTCCCTCTTTATAATGATGATACTCAAAAATATGGTAGATGAAAAGAGTGAAAAATAAATTAATATATACAATAAGAATAAAATAAAATGTATAAATGATAATTCACAATCCATATGATTCTTATAATAATGTAACAGATGTTGCTTTTACGACCAAATATAATTGGAAGTTAAATGAAACAAAAAACTTGATAACTGAAGCTGGAATGAGCAATGATATGGTTCCGGGATTTCCAGTTAATAAACTTATGAGATTCACACCTCAAATGGATAATAAATTGGAACCATTACTAATTAAAGCAATCCAATATGGGATGGCTTTAACTATCAGTTATAGAGGGGATAAAGATAAATGGAGAGGTGGTCGTATTAGAACAATATATCCAATGACACTTGGTATAAATCATAATACAAAAAACAAACTTTTAAGAACATTTCATGTCGAAGGTTGGTCAGTTCATAAGAAAAAAGAGAAAAATGATGAATGGAGATTGATGAAAACTACAAATATTTTATCTATAATGTTCACTGGAAACTTTTATAGAATGGCACCCGCTGGATATCGTTTGAATGATAGAGTTATGACAGAAAGATTAATCTGTCAGGCAGATTTTTCAACAATCAGAAGGAATCAACAATCATTATTAAATGAAGGTAAAATAGAACAAGTTGTTGAAAGGAAAGATAAGAAATTACAAGCTTTAAATTTAAACAGAACATTAGATTTGAAGAAACCATTTGAAGGTTTTGAACAAAAAGATATTGAAAAAATAGAAATTACTGTTCTAAAATCAATTTTATCTAAAGCAGAAAATAATTATATTGCTATAGTTGGTGTAAGAGGTATCAAAAACCATAGAGTTAGAATATTTACAAAAGAAAGTGGTGGTTCAAGGGAACTGGGTAACTACATGGTTGTTAGATATTTAACAAAAAGTCCAAGTAATAATACATTTTTAGTTGAAACATCTGTTCAAGCTCAAGATCAAGTCGAAAGACCTTGCCAAATGATAGATGGAAAATCGGAATTTCCGTTTTTCCAATTTCAAGGATTTTTAAGATGATTATTTTTCTTTTTTATTAGCTGGTTTGAATCTCCAATTGAACCAGAAATAATTATTCTTTTGGATATAATAATCTTGATTTTTCATTCTTATTGTAATAAATGGATCATTATTCTCATCAATATTATAACCCATAACTTCAACTATCTTACCTTTTTTCAAGAAAAATTGTCTACCCATTTCATCCTTCACTGGATTATTCTCTTTTAGATTTATATAAATACCGGGATCTGGTTTAAACCACCCATATAATTTTTTATAGAGAAAATTATTCAATTTTAAAGCATATTCTTTATCTATATACGGATATCTACCATGATTTAATAACTCTGGTGCGTTTAATATTGGTGGTTTAACTAAACCATTAAAATTCTTAAATACACCAAAAAATTCTTCATCATTAAACTCACAAGACAAATAAATATTTAATTTTAAGTTTTCATTTTCGTACATTTTTAATATTTTCAGTTTCTTATAATATTCACTATCTTCTAAAAACCTATCACTTTTTCTATTAAATTTTGGATCATTAAATAAATCTTTTGAAAAATTCTGAGATATTTGCATTAATTTATTGGTTGTTCCAGCTTTTCTGGCATATTCATCCATATAAGGTCTATTATCATCAGAATAAATAGATAACCCGGGGTCTGTAGCAAACCCATAACCCGGACCAAATGGACTTTGGGATTGACCACCCATTAAGTATTGATTGAATTCGGAACTTTCTTTAATAAAGTCATCGAATTTAGTTATTATCGATTTACCCATGATATTGTTATATATAAAAATGTGTTTTTACTTTTTAATATATATTAAAAAACAATTTTAAAACAAATGTTTCATCTAAAAAATTTAACATCTTTCAATGAGTTCAAAAAAATGTATGAAGCTGTTGATGTTGGTACAGAATTCAGTAATACAACGGGTTTTAAAGAATCACTTATAGGGCGTGCAACTTTTGGGTTGTTTAGGATGGTTAAAAATGGAATAAATGCAGTCAGATTAGAATATTTCAAAAGAAAACTAGAAAATGAATATTTCGCTGGTGTATTAAGATATTGTAAATCGAAAAATATCGATTTGAAAAACCCACAACCACCCACACCATCTACAAGTGAACCAGAAACAACGGATGTAAATGAAATGGAAGAAATTGCAAATGGTATACTTCAAATTAGATATGATATTCCAAACTGTCAATTGCATTTAGATGACATTAGTACTTCAATCGAATCTGGAATGACAACAATATCTAGTGGATTAACTGAATATCAAGATTTTCAGTTTTTAAAAGATAAATTAATACCATGTGTAAAAGAAATTGATCAGAAATTTTTATCATTAACCAGTTCCAGTACAACACTTGATGCTGATTTAGATATAATAAAACAAAAAATTGCTGAAATAAATTCTATAACTTTAAATTCAACACCATCTCCATATACATTGAAATATACTTTGATAGATTCAGAAAGATTAATATTAGATGGTTTAGTAACCGCGTTAAGTGCAACCAAACCAGATATTGTTACCAGAGTTCTTGTAGAGGGTGTTAATTATGATGATGATGATGAATCAATAAATGAAAAAGTTGATAATAGTAGTGGAACAGGTTTAGCTTTTATATTGGGTGATGAATTATCAACTGACGGTGTTGGTAAATTTTTAAAAGATCAGGATGTGAATAGTGTTGAAGATATAAATTTTAAACAATTAGCATCTATATTTACTGATCAAATGAAAAAAGAAGCTACAAATTCAGTAAATAAAAATGCTATCATAAGAATTGCAGCAACTGTAGCACCTATTATTTATCATGTGGAAAAAACACCTGATAAATTAGGTGTTAATCCGGGAACAGGTGGTGGTGTCACAAATACACAAACAAAATTAATGAAGCCTTGGGAACAAAAAGTTGCTAAAATTAAAGGGGAGTTTAGTATGTTTCTAAATGTTGATGAAATAGATCCAATTACTATAAAGGGTGTGAGTGATTTTACCAAAAATCCAAAAAACGCCGATGATATAAAGAAGGATAGTGAAAAATTGAAAGAAATAGATAGAATCACAAAAATTATTACATATGGAAAACCAGATTTTAATGGTGAAATTATTAAAGATACCGGTGTTATAAGAATTATTACAAAAGGTGGTGGGTTTTCCGCACCAGTTTTTAAATTAGAAGATTCTGCTAACAAACTGTATAAATATATTGGTTCGATGGATTTTGATTTAATGACAAAAGATGCAGAAACAAATAAAAAATTAGATTTAGACCCTTCAACCAGAAGTGTGTTCTTTAATAGTTCAACTAGAAAATTTGGAACTAATGTATCATTTCTTCCAAAAATTGAAAATAAGAATGGTTTAGATTTGGTAGGAATATATTTCATGTTTCTTGGTTCTATAACATCACCTACATCATCTGGTGATTCTAAAAGTATTAAAGCTAGAATATTTTATTTGTATTTCAAAAATGGTAATGGAACTGCTGAATGGACAAGTGTTCCAACTTCAACTCCACCTTATGAAATATATTCATTGAATGATAATGGATCATTAACTGTAGTGGATCCAACAACAATGAAAATAGATAGTGTTGCACCATTCACACTTGGAGTTGGAAAAACATTTGAAATTCAAAATGGTGTTTTAAAAGATACATTTAAATATGTTATAAGACATGTTACACCTAAACTATTAAGTTTTGTAACATTTCAACCATAAAATAATATTTATAAGAATGAAAAAATATAATGATTTCTTAAATGAACAGAATCAACAACCTGTTCAACAACAGAATAATCAACAGAATAATCAACAGCAGAATCAACAGCAACCTGTACAACAACCTGTACAGAAACCTGTACAACAACCTGTACAACAACCTGTACAACAACCTGTACAACAACCTGTACAACAACCAATTAATTATATTAATGCAGTAGTTGTATTAGAAGGTAATCAAACTGTTCAATTACAAGTTGATCAAAATAGATATGAAGAGTTTTCAAAAGTAATTGAAAATGCAATTAATGATCAACAAGCTGTTAGGTTAGATGGTAGAGTAATCAACGGTAGATATATTGTTCAATTACTACCACAATAAAGTAGGAGGGAAAAAATGGTAATGGAACTGCTGAATGGACAAGTGTTCCAACTTCAACTCCAC